GCTGGCGCTGGTCGAGGCGCTGGCGCTGGCGAGGGTGATCGCCGGCGAGACGCCGGGGTGCCCATTCGAGGCGAAGCTGGCGGCGGCGCACGTGGCGCAGCGCAACGAGGTGTGGTATGGCGACGCTGAGCCGGGGCCTGCTGACCTGGCGGCGGCGTTGTGGTGGTCGCGATGGCCAGACCCGACTGACGGCGCGCTGTTCTTGCTGGGGCCTGGCGATGCTGCGAAGCTGGCTGAGCACCTGGGCGAGCGGACGGGGCGGTGGGTGTGCCCTGGGACGTTTGTGGAGAGCTGGCGCGGCAGATGACTGGGTGATTGGGTGATTGGGTGATTAGGTGACACGGAGGTGCAGGATGGTGCCGTTGTGGTTTGCTGTGGTGTTGGCGGTTTGGGCGGTGGCGGCCAATGCGCTGGCGTGGTGGTTTGCGCGCAAACGGTTGGCAGCGGATCGACACGCGCAGATTGCGCTGCGGATGGCTGCGGATGCGGTGGAGGCGCGGGTGGAGATGGAGCGGAATACGCCGGTGATGGTGATGCTGGGGCCGGATGGCCGGCCGGCGGCGACGGCTCCGCTGGGTGTGGTGCGGTGGTGGCGGAATTGAGGGGGATGCTTCGGCGGCCCTCCGCTCCGCTGCGCTACGGGACTGCGTCAGCATGACAGGGTGATTGGGTGACTGGGTGACTGGGGGATGCTTCGGCGGCCCTCAGCATGACAGGGTGATTGGGTGACTGGGTGACTGGGGGATGCTTCGGCGGCCCTCAGCATGACAGGGTGACAGGGTGACGCATGGATGAGCAGTATGTGGTGACGACGGAGCGGAGTTTGAATATGCGGCTGGCTGGGAGTGGGTCGGCGGCGATTGTGGCGAGTCTGCGGCCGCGGACGATTGTGCATGTGACGGGGGCGACGAACGAGGCGGGGTATGGGGAGGGGTACGTGTTTGGCTGGCTGGGCACGGATGGGCGGACGGTGTACTCGGACAGCCTGGGGGTGGCGGAGAGCGGGGTGGATGCGGTGTTGCTGCCGGCGGGGATGTTTGAGGCGCAAGGGGCGGCGGATGTGTACGGGCGGCAGCCGGGGGTGGTGAGGGGGTGGGTGTATGTGGCGTATTTGGAGAGAGTGGGGGAGGAATAATTGGGTGATTAGGTGACTGGGTGATTGTGCGCCGGCGTAGCTCAACGGGTAGAGCGGCCGCTTCGTAAGCGGCAGGTTGGAGGTTCAAGGCCTCTCGCTGGCTTATTGCGTATAGCCACAGCGACTTGAGCGCTGCGGCGGAGTGGCGCGTAAGGGTAAGGTGCGATTTTGGCGATTTTGGCGATTTGGAGACCGGATCATTGGGTGATTAGGTGACTAGATGACTGGGAAACTGATCGACGCGCGGCTGGCGGAGTTGCGGCCGCATCCGCAGAACTACAACAAGCACAGCGAAGACCAGATCAAGCGGCTGATGCAGAGCCTGGAGACGTTCGGGCAGCCCAAGCCGATTGTGATCTGGCGGGCGGGTTTCGATACGGCGCAGACGCCTACTCAACCTACGTACATCATTGCTGGCCACGGCCTGGCGGAGGCGGCGAAGCGGCTGGGCTGGAAGACGTTGCTGGCCAGCGACACGAGCGAGGAGTGGACGGAGGCGCAGGCGACGGCCTTCGTTGGCGCCGACAACGAGCTGGCGCGGCTGGCAGACCCCGACGAGGCGGCGCTGGCTGCGTTGGCGGCGAGCCTGGCGGACGTGGATCGGGAGCTGGCGGCGCTGGCAGCGGGGTCGGAGGAGCGGCTGCGCGAATTGCTGGCGACGCTGGAGACGCAGGCTGGCGAAGACCCAGGGCCGCAGGTGGACAAGGCCAGCGAGTTGCAAGCCAAGTGGGGCGTGGAGGCGGGCCAGCTCTGGGCGCTTGGTGAGCATCGCTTAGTGTGCGGCGATTGCACGGATCGTGAGGTGGTGGCGCGGGTGATGGGCGGGGAGGTCGGCGATCTGCTGCTGACTGATCCGCCTTACAACGTGGGGATTGAGTACGGCGCGGGAACCAATGACCGCAAGACGTTGGAGCAGAACGAGGCATTTATCCGCAAGTGGTTCGAGACTTACAAGGCAGTGCCGGTCAAGGTAGTAACGCCGGGTGCTGGTTTCTATTTAGGCACGCTGCGATCCTGGCTTACGTTGTTTCCTCCTCGGTGGATGTGCATCTGGGTAAGGCGGAACAGTATGAGCCATTCCCCATTGCGGGGCTATCAGGCATGGGAGCCTATTCTATTCTACGCCAACGAGGAGGAGGATGTAGAGACGGAATGGGGCGGGGCTTTGGTGTACGGGAAAGTCAGAAAGTCGATCAAACAGGACGTGTTTACCATTCCCGTTGGTGTGCAGAAGGATGTGGCCGATGAGGACGGGAACAAGCTGCATCCTACTCCAAAACCGCGACAGCTATTCGAGGTTCTACTGCGTGCGTTCAGTGACATCGGGCAGATCATCGTCGAACCGTTCTTAGGTTCGGGTACGACACTGATTGCTGCTGAGAACCTCGGCCGGCGTGCGCGCTGTATCGAGATCGAGGCATCCTACGTTGCAGTTTGCTTGGAGCGCTGGCACGTGATGACGGGGAAGATGCCGGTGCTGGTGGAGAAAGGAGAAGAAACATGACAAACAAGATGACAACCGAGGAACGGCTGCGTAATCAGTTGCACGCTGTCCAGATGACGACTATCGGTATGGCGCAACTGCTGATGTTCGCTAATGAGCGCATCGACGAATTGGAGACTGAGCTTGCCAGGCTGAAGGCAAGCAATGAGGAGAAGAAGGCGGACGGGTTAAGCGACGGGTGGGAGTTGGTGCAATAAGTGACATTATGGCTAACCTTTCATGGCTGAAAATCTGAACCTGCAACTGCTGAAGGGGCAACTACTGGGACTGCATCGGGACGCCGAGGCGGGGGATGCTTCTGCGCGGCGTGAGCTGGTGCGGGTGATTGGCCTGATCGACCGATTGGAGGAGCGGGCACGGTCAGGAGACCGGCCCGAGCCGCTTGAGGGCCCGCGGGGGTTTACGGCGCCGCCGGCAGCGCCTGGCCAGGATGTCAGCCGGCTAAAGAAGCGGGAGCTTGACCAGCACCTGGCGGGGTTGCAGGGGCGGGATGAGGCGCCGCCGGCGTGGCTGGAGATCTATGATGCGCTGCTGGATGAGCGGGACGAGGAGGGGAAGCGACGCTGGGATTGGCGGCGGGCGCTGTACATCGCCTGGTGCTGCACGCCGAAGGAGGAGCGGGACCCGAAGACGCTGGGCGGGCTGGCCAGGCGGCTGGGGGTGGCCACCTCGACGATGCGGGAGTGGCGCTATCGGGATCCGGAGATCGAGCGGCGCATCAGTGAGCTGCCGCGGCTGCTGCTGATGGAGCACGTGGCCAGTGTGTACCAGGCGCTGGCGACGCTGGCGAGCACGCCGGACCCGAAGACGTTTCAGGATCGAAGGCTGTTTTTGGAGCTGACGGGGCAGTACTCGCCCAAAACCGGGGTGATCCTGGGCGGCGAGGTGCAGGTGGCGACGATCACAGCGGCAGAGCGGATTGCCGCGATGCAAAGAGCGCTGGAGGCAGAGGAGCAATGATCAACTTTCCCGACAATGACAAAGCTGCGACGGCGGCGGCGATGGCTGATCCCCAGCCGGGGGATAGGTTCACGGAGATGTATGCGTTCTACGTCGTCGTGCTTAGGCGCGATGCCGGTAGCGTCGTGTTCATGGAGATCAATCCACCTTGCCAGCTTCCGCACGACGGCAAGGTCGGCAAGATGCACGTCGAGGACTTCCGCAGACGCTTTGCCTACGGCTCGATCCCAGGCTACTGGGTGCGGCTGATTGATCGGGGCATGGATGTCAGCGGCTGGGAGGAGGCTGCTCAGTATCGGCTAGAGATCGATGGAGTGGCGCAGGGTGACTGACGCGGAGCTGCGGGACGTGGACGAATGCTTTTTCTCGCCGGGGCTGTTTGTGGAGCGGCATTGCCAGATCTACGACGCGACGGATCGGGTGTGGCTGCCGTTCGCCCTGTGGCCGGCGCAGCGGGAGACGTTGCGGACGATGCACGAGCACCGATTGACGGTGATCCTGAAGGCGCGCCAGCTCGGCCTGACCTGGTTGGTGCTGAGCTATGCGCTGTGGCTGATGCTGTTTCGGCCGGCGGCGACGGTGCTGCTGTTCAGCAAACGAGACGACGAGGCGATGTACCTGCTGGGCGACGAGCGGCTGGGGGGGATGTGGCGGCGGCTGCCGGAGCACGTGCGCAGCGGGCATGGGGTGGTGAGCGATAACAAGCACGAGTGGATGTTGACCAACGGCTCCATCGCGAGGGCGTTCCCGACGACGGCCGGCGACAGCTACACGGCGACGCTGGCGGTGGTGGACGAGGCGGACCTGGCGCCGAACCTGAACACGTTGATGCGGGCGGTCAAGCCGACGATCGACGGCGGCGGGCGGATGATCCTGCTGAGCCGGACGGATAAGAGCAGGCCGAACAGCGAGTTCAAGGCGATCTATCGGGCGGCGAGGAAGGGGCTGAACGGCTGGGCGCCGGTGTTTCTGCCGTGGAATGTGCGGCCGCAGCGGGATCAGGCGTGGTACGAGGCGCAGCGGGTGGACATCGTGAGCCGGACGGGCAGCGAGGACGATCTCCACGAGCAGTACCCGGCGACGGATGGCCAGGCGCTGGCGCCCAGGTCGCTGGACAAGCGCATCGCTGCGGCCTGGCTGGAGCAGTGCTACGAGGAGCTGGAGCCCCTCGCCGACCTGCCGGCGGGCGCGCCGGCGATCCCAGGGCTGGTGGTGTACCGGCTGCCGGCGGAGGGGCTGCGCTACGTGGTCGGGGCGGACCCAGCCGAGGGCAACCCGACGAGCGACGACAGCGCGCTGTGTGTGCTGGAGGCGGCGACGGGGGAGGAGGTGGCCAGCCTGGCGGGCAAGTTCGAGCCGAGCGTGCTGGCCGGGTATGCGGATCGGATCGGGCGCTGGTACAACAACGCGGCGTTGATGGTGGAGCGGAACAACCATGGCCATGCGGTGCTGCTGTGGCTGCGAGATCACAGCGGCCTGCAGCGGGTGTGCGGCTTCGACGGCCGGGAGGGCTGGCACAGCACCAGCCAGGGCAAGGCGCTGCTGTACAACGAGACGGCGGATGCATTCCGGGATCAGGCGACGATCCTGCATAGCTTCGACACGTGGACGCAGCTGGCGAGCATCAACGGCTCGACGTTGCGCGCGCCCGAGGGCGAGCACGACGACCGGTCGGACGCGTACGCGCTGGCCACGGTGGGGCGGCGGTATGCGGGCGGGAGCGGGATCTTTGTGTAGGTTGGTAGATTGGTAAACTGGTAGATTGGTAAACTGGTAGACAAGGAGCGATGAGGCATGGACGACAACAGGTATTGGTCGGTTGGGAATGTGGTGGCGCTGGTGTGTTTTGTGAGTGTGGCGCTGGCGCCGTGGGTGGTCGTGCTGCGGCGCTGGCCGGAGGTCGGGCCGTGGGAGCTGCTGGGGCTGGCGGCGATCTGGGCGGTGATCGGCACGTTTGCGGCGGCGAGCACGGCGACGTGGAAGCGGAAGGCGAAGTGATGGGGGATGCTTCGGCGGACCTCAGCATGACAGGGTTGACTGGTTGATTGGGTGATTGCCGGATCGGAGGTTGCGATGATGGGACAATGGCAGGATGTACGGTCGGCGAGTGGCAAGCTGTTGTGTCGGATCGATGCGGAGCGGCGGCTGCTGGAGATTGCGCGCGGGGATCAGCAGGCGCTGGTGGATCTGGATGTGTTCCTGGCCCAGGAGATGGAGACCAGGAGCGGGGGGATCTTCTTCGGTGCGGTGAGTGTGGAATGGGGGGAGGGGGGAAAGGAGGAAGATGGTATTGACATGTCGGATTTGATGGAGTAATCTAGAGACATGCTAACAGCTCTACGAACTTCAGACCGGATCAAAATCCTGGCATGTACCGTTGAAAAGTGCAAGTCTATCGAAGCGGAAGCAAAAGCCAGGCAATCGGGCCCGCTGTATGTCTGTCCTCGTTGTCAGAATGCTGTCATTCTAAAACAGGGGCCTATTGTGATTCCTCATTTTGCACACAAGCCTACGCTGTCCTGTCACTTTGGGCATCCTGAAACTAGGGCGCATCTTGTTGCCAAACAAGCAATCTATGATGCTTTGGTAAGCTCGCCAAACGTGTCCAATGTGGAGATGGAGCGCGATTTCGGTTGCTCTGTCGCTGACGTGTTCTGCGAGGTCAACGGCCTCCCTGTAGCGATCGAAATACAGCAGAGCGGATTGAACGTTGAAACGCTCAGTCAGCGCACATTGAATTATGCGGCGATGGGAATATATGTCCTGTGGGCAGCGCTTTGGAATGCTGGGTCAGAAACGTACAGACCTAGATCGTGGGAGAGGTGGCTTCATGCTGCTTACTTTGGCAGGTGCTATTACTGGATGAGCGCTGACGTGTTCTTACCGGTTCATTTCGGCAAGATGCAGAAGTTCGTGGAGTCGCGTGATTGGTATGACCCGGATGGCCAGGCTCAGGAGGCAGGGGGATACTGGAAGACATTGAAGCAAGAAATTCTTTGGCAACCAGGAAACGCATTACGCCTGACGAAAGATTTTCATGCTGTGGATCGTCAATCGTTTCGTGGCGGTGACGTTAGCATACCGGATTGCAGATTGTTTGCTGACAAGGCGATGAAGTGGTGGAAATAGTTGGATGGTGAGCAATAACCCGCATTATGCTCAGGCATTTCAGGCTTGACAAGGCGCTTTCACTGTGATAGTATGAAAGCGAACGAGCGACTTTTGAGAGCGCAGGGCCCAGGCTGCTGAGCAGGCGGCGAAGGACGTGACGCCGGGTCGGAGACCACACAGAGCACTAGATGCCCGTGGTCCGCATGAGGATGCGGACGCGGGCTTTTTTGTTGGCTTGGACGGGCCGGACGGGATTGGACGGATAGGATGGGCGACGTGGCTGTGGATGTGTATCAACCGTTCAGGATGACGTGGCTGTGGACGACGTTTGCCGCGGTGGTGGCTTTCGAGACGGTGCGGCTGCTGGTGAGACTAGCAGACGCGCCGTTTACGCGCTGGCAGGCGATACTGGCCTCAGTGGCTGGGCTGATGGCGGGTGTGGTGATGGCCTCGCTGAAGCGGCAATGGACGGGATCGGCGACGGACTGGCTGTGGTTCACCATCGGCTTCGGCTACGCGGTGGCGGTGCTGCTGGCGAGTGCGCTGCTGGCGATGCTGGCGGCGGGGCGCAATGATGAAGGCTAAAGCATGGCATCTGTTGCGACCGTTTCGCGGGCCGGACGTGCGGCGCTTGGTGGCCTGCTTGACGCTGGCGGTGGCGCTGCCTCGGCTGCCTGGCTGGCCAGGGCCGGCGATTGTGTACCCGCTGCATTTGCTGCCACAGGAGGCGTTCGGCTGGTTGACGCTGATAGCTGGTGTGCTACTGATGGCGACGTTGGGAGAGCAGCGGTGGCGCTTGAGGGGCCGGCTGGTGGCGCTATTTGCCTTTGCGGTCTGGGCTACGTTGGCGGCGGCCACGACCTCCACGACATCGTTGATGATCGACCTACTTATTATGTACGCCCTGCTGGGCGAGATTATAGCGTTGCCTGATGACTGTTGATCCTTTTTCGATTGTGGCGATCCTGCTGGGCGGCGCGGCGCTGGTGTTTGCCGTGTGGCGCCAGCGGCATGACGACGAGCGCAGACAGCAGAAAAACGCGGCGGCGCTGACGCGCGAACAGCAACTCGAAAAACGGGTTGCGATGCTGGAGCGCGACATCACGGGTTTGCAACGGATGTTGGTGGAAAAACAGAACGAAATCGACCAACTCAACCAGCGCATCAGGCAGCTTGAGCAAGGCGCAGCGCCTACGCCTAGCCCAGCGGCGCAGCGGCGGGTGCTGTTGGTGGGCGTGGGCGAGGATGAGATGCTACAAGAGGACCTGGCGCAACTGCGACGGGTGCAGTCGCTGCGCATCAGCCGGCTGCTGCCGGTGAGCATGGCCAACCTGGAGCGCACGGTGGAGCGCCATCGGGCGGCCGGCAACCCGGTGAAGCTGCTGCACCTGGCGGTGCATAGCGGGCCGCAGGGGCTGGTCTTTGCCGATGGCGTGGCGACAGGCATGTGGCTGTCGCAGCACCTGGCGGGCGTGGACATCATGGTGCTGGCTGGGTGCGAGGGCGACCAGGTGGCCGACCTGCTGCGAGTGGTGCCGGCGGTGGTGTCGATGCGTGAGGCTGTGAGCAATCGAGACGCGGCGATCTTCGCCGGGGCGTTCTGGTCGGCGGTAGGGTCGGGCATGAACGCATCAGACGCCTTCGAGTATGCGCTGGATCGGGCGCCGGCGGCGTTGGCCGAGTTCGTGGAGCTGCACTTATGAGCGTGCTGGATGTGCTGGCGGGCGTGGTCGGTCTGGAGCGGGTGCCAGCGGCGGCGAAGGCGCGCGAGGTAGAGTCGCCGTACACGTGGCCGATGTGGGCGGAGGGGGACCCGCAGTGGACGGAGGCGACGCTGGCGGGCTATGCGGCCGAGGGCTACCAAGGCAATGCGATCATCTACTCGTGCATCGCCCGCAAGGCGGAGACGGCAGCGGTGGCGCCGCTGCGGGCCTACACGGGCCAGCACGACGAGCCGAAGATGCTGCCGGACGCGCATCCGCTGGCCAGGCTGGTGCGCAGGCCGAACCGCTATATGAGCTGGTACGAGTTGCAGGAGCTGCTGATCACGTACCTGGAGCTGGACGGCAACGCGTACCTGGTGAAGGTACGGCGAACGCCCAGGGGGCCGGTGGAGGCGCTGTTCCCGCTGCGGCCGGACTGTGTGCGGCCGGTGGCGAAGGGGGGGGAGCTGCTGGGCTATGTGTACGAGACGGACGGCGGGAAGA